TGTGATGGAGCCCAACTCCCTGAGGATGTGCGGGCGCTTGGCCTGCGACTCCTCGGCCCTATGCGCGTCGAATACGATGACGGCCTGGAGGTTCTGGATACTGAGGGCGGCTGTCTGATGGGACTGCCGCTCTCTTGGTTTATCCTCAATATCATTAACCTCTGGGCTTGCGAAACATCGATTCGTGAGGCGTGCCACAAGATCGGCTTGCCGGTTGGAGCGTCTTCGGACCTCTACCGGTTTGCGACCTGTGGTGACGACCTCGCAGCGGCTTTGCCCGCTGCCGCGCATGAAGGGTATGAACGGAGGATAGCCGACGTGGGTAGTGGTTTGTCTGCGGGGAAACATCTGGTTTCCAACCACCTTATGCTCTTCACAGAGCAGATGGCTTGGTTCGAAACCGATGTTTTCCCTGCACCTGACTACACCCTCTTCGCTTGGCTCAAACCTGGGACGGCTGTTCCCGATGGTTTCGTGGCCGGTTACAACGCTTTTGTGGCGGCCCACATGATTGACTACTCCCCGGTCAGGAGTCTCATTCATCCGGGTCACTTCGCCATAAAGCGTGTGTCCGGCCCGATACCATTCGAGTTGCCGTCCTGGGCCACTTCGGGACCGGCCATCACCTCGGCTATCCCGGCTTGGGCTTCTGTCCTGAACAGGAAGAAGATCAGCCGGATAGCCAGGGTGTTGCGTCCCGAAGTAGGAGCCTTGAGATCCGTCGGCATTCCTCCCTATGTTCCAAGGGAGTTGGGTGGAGGTGGGTTTCCACCGCCCCGGCCCGGCCGGGCCCTCAAAGACGCACCGGATTCGTATCGCCGATTTCTCTTCCGGATTTTGCTTGACCACCAAAGTGGGAAGGAAGAGAAAGCGGTTTCCGCGATCCGTCGAGTTGTAAACTCGTGGCGTACTTGTGGCGTGGCCGGAGACCTTCTTTCGGAAGCCATGATCGAAGCCGAGGAAGAGCTTAAGCTGAAACCCCTGTGGGAGTCCCCGCAAAGTGGAAGTCTGAAAGAAAGACTTTCGACCACTTTGGAGGACCACTTGACACTCACAGAGGATGACGCCATGCTCCGCCTCGCCTCGGTTTGGGCTCCAGCGCTGGGTATAGCGGGGTACAATCAGGGAAGACCCTATTGTACTCCGTTCTACACCTTTGCGGGTAAGTTCCGAAAGATGGTCCAGTCCGGGGCCTCTACCGTAACGGGTAGGGGGAAACCCATGAGAGATGTGGATGAGTCGGTGGTTGCCGACCGACTCAAAGAAATGTGCAGCGGCCCGGTGGTATTCATCCCTAGAGATAGAATTCCACCAGGGCTCGGTGTCTGTATTGTTGGCATGCCCTCCCGAAGGAGGAAAGCTGGACTGCACCGACAAAGTCGGTCCAGCCGCATGGATCAGGTAGTCGGCTCTAAT